GACGTGCTAAGCGGCGTCGCGGCGAAGCTGGCATTCATGAACACCACATCGCCCACGGCCAAAGCGGAAGACCCCGCATTGGACACGCAAACGAACTCGCCGTTCAGCGCGGCATGGCTGCGCGTGCCAGCCGCAATCGGGGAAGCCGGGATTTCCAGCTTGGTGGTGTCAACCGTCCAAATATCGAACGGATTGACGCCTTCAATGGAAGAGATCGAAAAAGACATTTGTTGGCCCTCCTATTAGGCGCGCAGCACGCCCTGCAGGCGCGCATTGGAAAGGGTCATGTTGCCGGCCCAGCCGATCAGCTTCACCATGGCATCCTGATTGACGCTGAAACGGTCAGGATCAAGCGGAACCATGTTGCGGTCACGGTGCGGGCGATAGTGGATGTAATTCGTGTTCAAGAAATACATCCGGTCCGTCGGCGCGCCGCCAACCCCACCCGGGTCAGTGCTGAAGCCCTGGAAACCACCGTCAAGCACCACGTCAATGCTACGGCCCGCGCCGTAGTATTTCAGGGCGGCAAAACCAGCAGCAGCGGTGCGCTCATCGGTCACGCGCTGGATGGCCTGCAGGCTTTCCAGATACAAGCGGTAGTAGTTATTGTCCGCCACGATCAGGTCCGGCCCGTCATTGCCACGCACCAACTGAATGGCAACGCGGTTCATGTAGGACTGCACATTGGCGCTGGTGACCGCCGCGCCACCGTCAGACACGGCAGAGAAGCTGATGTTGCGCCAGAACTGCCAAGTGCCGCGATCAATGCCGCCAATCGTGCCGGAGCCCGGTGAATTGGCGATCAGCGCTTGCAGGCCGGTAATCTGGCCGGAAGCGGTGCCGTCGCTGTAAATGTCAGACGACAGGCTGTTCATGAAAGTGCGCTCGGCATTGCCGATGCGGCTTTCCAGCAGATCAATCACCGCTTCCTTGCCGCTGTTTTGCAGCATTTCAAGGCCGGAAATCGACACCGCCACCGCCGCCTGGCGGATCGGGAACTCGGCCGCCGTCATCACATCGGACGGCGCGATGTTCAGCACTTCATAGCCGGAATACCGGCGATAAGTGCCATTCATCGCATATTCGATTTCCTGCACGATGGACCGGCCACCGGCAAAGGTTTTAACCTTGCCGCGCTCGCGCAGGCGGTTCAGCAGGGCATTGTTGCGGGAAACGTTGTCGGCAAGCTTGCCGGAGCGATTGCGAAGGGTGGTGGTCACCACTTCATTCAAGCCGGGGGATACGGCCATGGGTTATCTCCTAAAGGGAAGCGCTAGAGAAATTGCGCAGAAGCTCGTCACGCAAACTGCCTGTCGGGGCTGCATTGGTGGTGAAGCTCGGGTTACTCTTGACGCTAACGGCCTTTTTGCGCGCCTCATCGGCGGCTTTACGGGCCTCGGCTTCGCGCTTTTCCGTCTCCGCTTTTGAACGATCCTGTAGGATACGTTCACGAAGATCAGGCCGCGCCCAAACCGCCATGTCATAGGCATCCTTCAGGCTTTTGGCTTCGCCGGCCTGCATCAGATTGCCCATGGTCACGCGCACTTGCTCGAAATACGGATAAGCCGCCACACCATCGGCCGCTTTCGTGTTGGCGAATTCGTCAATGATGCGATGCTGTTCCGCCATGACAACGTCATGTTGCGCGCGCTGCTGTTGCGTCAGATAGCCCCTGAGCGTCGCCACTTCCTGCTGCAATTGACCCAAGACGGAATCGGCAGATTGGGGCGAGGCTTGCGCGCCATTGCTCGGCGCAAGGGTTGCTGGATCCACACCGTAGCTGCGGGCAAGCTGGATCAGGGCCGCTACCGGGTTTTCGTCAAGCGCGCGCTGGGCTTCAAACAGGACTTTGACCGCCTGTTCGGGTGCCATGCCGCGCCGCGAGATTTCCGGCTGATATGCCTTCACCACTTCCCGCACCGGATCGGGTGCGGTTGTGCCCTGCGCTGGCTTGCCAACGGTAATCCGCCCCGCGTCCAAGTCCGCGCGCAGCGCGTCTTGTGCAGCTTTGGGCAGGCGATCCCAGGCTAGTTTTGCGTCGGACGGCCATCCTTCGGGCGGTGCAACCTTTGCGGTGCTGTCGCCTTCGGTCGGCTGGGCTTCGTCCTTGGTTCCTTCCGCCGCGGGCGCTTCTGGCGCGTCTTCGGCGGGTTGTTCTTCGGCGGCATACCGGCCCGCGTCATCGCGGCGCGGCTGCGCTTCTGTATCGGTGCTGGCGGCGGGCTGGTCATCGCCGGCCATGCTGGAAAAAGCGGCGTCGAGATCAGCGCGCAGATCATCGGCGGGCGCCGCGTCTGCGGCTCCGCTGTCCGAAAGCGTCATTGCATTGTCCTTTGGTTAAGTGAAAAGCCGCGTTTCGACGCTGGCGCCGTCTAGGCTTCCGGCACTTTCGGCCGGCGGCGGCGTGTAGCCTTGTTCAAGCATCTGATAGGCCTGCGCCACGTCTTGCGCGACGCTGCGCGTATCATGCGCGGCCGCTGTCATGGCCGGCGCATCATTGCCCATTTCAACCATGCCATGCTCACGCGTGACGCGGCGAAAGGCGCTTTTGCTGTCCATCATTTCGCCCGTGGCCGGGTGAAAGCACGCCGCCATGCTGTCGCTCATGATGTAAGGCGCAACGGAAGGTGGGCGCTTGGCATTAGTCACGTCGCGCCAATCACCCTGGAACCACACGAATTTTCGTTTCATGCTACCCCATCAACATCAGCACGGCGTCATCATCATCGGCGTCGGCTTCCGCCCTTGCCTGAATGGCCGCGATGCGTGTCACCACGCGCTCAATCTGTGCCAGCGTCTCGGCCTGCCGCGCCAAGTCGCGCAGCCGTTGCACTTCCGCCCGGTAAGGCTCAGGCGCAGCTTGCGCTGCCTCTGCAATGGCTTCCCGCACTTCGGCGCGGGTTTCTGCCGCTGGTTCATCCACAAGCCCCAGGGCCGCGTCATAAGCGGCGCCCAAGGCGTTGCGGAAGATGTCTTGTTCGTCGCGCTGGCGGTCGCGCCGTTGCGCTTGCAGTTGCGCCAGGCGTGCCAGGCGCTTGCGGTCTTCCTTGCCGTAACCGCCGCGTTGGATGATGACCGGCGGCGGCGGTATTGCCCCTTGCGGCGCAAGAAGCGTTAGGAACATGGCTTAGGCCGCTTGCAGCCTTGCCAAGACCGCCTCGGCTTCGGCGATCTTCAACGTCAGGCCCGCCACCATTGCCACATCGCCAGCACTTTCGGCGCTCGCCATCTGCCCGCGCAAGGTGGCGATGCGGTTTTCTTGCAACCGGATATGCTCAGACAAATCGCTCATTCAAACCCCCTCACGCGAAGAACAGATCACCCACAACATCGTTAAGCCCCACCGCCGTCGTGTCCGCGTCCGCCGCGCCGGTCACGATGGTCAGGCCGATGCCCGTGGCAAAGGCGATGCCACCCTCAATCGTAAACGTCACTGAATTGTTTGGCGGCAACGCAATGGTGCGCACTACGCCTGTTCCGGCTGTTGGCGTTGTCGTTTGGTTGTGCAATTTCACATACCGATACGCCGCGTTTGTGTTGGCCAAACACCAACCCAACACACGACCAGCACTAGCCTTAACAACCGTGGCATTGGTGGTTGCCGCCGATACGATATGCGCGCCAGACGCCGCGACATTGGCATTGGCGCGGTATTGCTGGCCGACATCACCGATAAGCGCGCTGCTCGCGATCAGCGCGGCTTGAGAAAATGACACAGGCACCGTGCCCTGCACGGACACCGGGAGCGGCGCCGCCGCGCCAGTCGGACGCGCGCCCGCGATATAGGTCGGGACGTTGGCGTTATCTTCAATGCTCAGAAACCCAATCGTCCAAGTCGTGCTAGATGCTGGCGCCGTGGTGCCATTGAACGACCAGACGTAGAGGTAAAGTTCGACATCATCATCTGGTATGTTCTCAATCCGGCTTGCGCGTGTGGTGACGGTTGGCGTCGTGCCGGATGCGACCAGAGTGTCCGACCAATAGACATTGCGCCCATCAGCCGCCACATTCATCACATGGCCAGCCGATGAAGTTGTGTTTATGGTCGGAGAAGAATCACCACTGTTCCAACCGCGCCGTTGCGCGTCTATGTTTGCAACAGTAGCCGAAGTCCCCGCATAATAGGTGCGTATCCAATTCCAGCCGAACAGGTCCACCGTGCAAGAACCGGAAGCAGGCCAGCCCGCGACTGTGAAGGTAATCGTATCCACGCTCGGGATCGAAGCGATAGCAGCACGCGTAGGCACGCCCGCCGCGCCATTGATGGCGCCCACAAACATGAATTGCCCGACATTTGTGGCCGTGAAGCCGTGCGCTACTTTGGTAACTGTGATGGACGTGGCGCTGTTGATCGTGCAGGCCAAACCTTCACCAATCATGTCGGCCAACATCACAACGAAATTGTTGTTTGCGATGCGCTGCGAGAGGATTGTCTTGTGCCGTTGAATGACCGCGCCTCGGAAGCTCGTCACCGACCGCGCCAGAAACTCACTGTTTGCCGTAGTGCCCGCCGCAATCACAAGGTTGCTTGAAGACTGCGAAACCGTGATGCCGGTGCCCAGGCGCCGTTGCGTCATTTCTGGCGCCAGCAGGCCGGAACCGGATGCGGCAAAACCCACGCTCCAAATATCCGCCGGCGCCTGCCGAACCACCGCACCACGGTCGCCATAGAGGGGATGCGAGGTCCGCACGTCAGGCTGATTGGCCGCCGTCGCAGCACCAGAAGGCAGCGGTAAGGCCGCCGCCGAAACTGGCACGGCCGCAGCGCGCAGCTGCACGTCAGTCAATGGGCCAGATACCGGCACGGCACTGGCGCGCAATTCGGCATTGGTCACAGGGCCAGACACCGCCACCGCCGCCGCGCGAAGCTCAGCATCCGTCAGGGGGCCGGTTACCGCAAGACCACCCGGCGCCGTCACCGGCATCGGGTTGGCGTCGCTGACATCAACCGCAACGCCGTCACCGCCAATGCCAAGCTTCACGCGCTGGTGCAGAACGCCCGTAATGTTATCCGCCGCAATCGTTGCGCCAGTGCCGGGCGTATAGCCGATATTGTCTGACATCAGTTGAACACCGTCTCTACGCCCATGGCGCGCCCATCAGGCCCGCGCACTACGCGCTTCGGCGCCGACATGGACGCCGATAATTGCGCCAAGGCTTGCGTTTGCACTTGCGCCATGTTTGCCTGCTGCTGCTGCATGGCTTCTAGGCTTTGGCCCAATACCGCCAGCGAAGCCGCTAATTGCTGCATGACGCCCTCGTTATTCTGCACCACCGCTTCACGGTCAGGCAGCAACGCATCCTTGCGCGCTTCAGCCCGCGCCGCCTGGCCATCCTGCAAGCGTTGCGCCTCAAGGCTCGCCGTTTGCGCCATTTCCGCCTCACGCAAGCCCATCTCACGGGCCTTCAAATCCGCGTTGAAGGTCAATTCCTGCTCACGCAACGCCAATTCACACGCCTTAATATCCGCCTCCAGCGCCAGCCGCTTTTCATCGGCCTGCGCTTTCAACATGGCCGCGTCAGGCTGCTGCTGTTGCGGCTGCTGCAGCATCTGCTGCGCGCGCTGCTGCAACGCCTGGAACGCCTGATCAATGGCGCCTTCCAATTGCCGCCCGGCCCGAAAGCGCCGCGCAAGGAACACCGCGCCTTGCCCCACCACCGGCAACAATTCCGGCGCCTGCTGCGCCATGGGCAGGCTGGTCGCCATGTAATTGCCCATCGCGGTCAGGAACTCAGTCGCGGCTTGCTTGTCGCCCTGTTCGTCAACGGCAATCGTGCTGTCAGTCTCGATCTCAATACGGAAGCTCCGCATGGCATCCTGACGCAACAGCATCACCGCCATTGGGAAGGCCTGCTGGAACTCTGGCGCCTGCTCCTGCAAGCCCGACATCAGCGCAATCGTCTGCGGCTGGAAATGCTCGGCGATGATCTCCGCCGTCATCGCAATCAGGTCGCGCGCAAACCGCGCCACCTCGGCCTGCTGTTCCTGCAAGCGCAACGCGGCAAACTGGCCCTTGATCTGTTGCGCCGTGGCAGTCTCAGACGGTGCGGAATAACCCCGCACAATGTCTGAGATACCCGTCACCTCGTAGATTTGAGCCTTTAATGCCTGCTCACGCGCCGTCAGCTCGCGGATGGTGGCAATCACACCATCCAGCGGCACGAAATCCATTACACCGCGCAACCCGCCCTTATCGGCAAAGGCCGCCCAGGTGTTGACCGGGATCAGCTTATTGTCGCCACCCTCTTGGAACAACCGCCCGATGCTGCTGTCCTGCGATGCGTCATAAACACCGGAAACCCGGCACGCCTCGGTCAGCTTGGACAGGCGATAGGTGACATCATCCAAATCATTCGCCTGATCCTTATACAGCAGGAAATCCGGCTTCGGGATCAGGCTATCGGTCGTCGTAGTGGCAAATAGCGGCTTCGGGCAGGGGAAGAACTCACGCAAGCGCAGCGGATCATCGCGCTCATCCAACGGCGCCTCATAGCCCTTGGCGATCCAGCACACCTTGCGCTCGGCCTTGTCCCAAATCTCATAGACCTCGGCCCGCGCGGCCAAGCCATCACGGAAGCGCGCTTCTGGCGTGTCGGGATTGTCTTGCTGCAAGCGCGCGGCCAGCGGCACGGCGCGGCCGATTTCCTCGCCGAACCGCTCCACCAATTCATGCCGCGTCATTTGCACCCGGCGCGCTACCCAACGCACTTCACGCCAAGTCTTGGCGGGCGACATAAGGAAATCAGCCCAGGCCACATAATCATGCGCCACTTCCTCGAACACCAGCATATCGCCGGGCTGTTCGGGCGCCTCGGCCTCGTATTCGGAAGCGTCATCCGTGATACCAACACCATCGGCGGGCGTTGGCGGCTGCATCTGCTGGAAGTGCGGCACATAGCGCACCCAAGCCGTGCCACGGCCAACAATCAGCCGATCATCGCGCGCTTGCTTGATAACCTCGTCGAATTGCTCGCTATCGGTCGCAAAAGTGACCGCGCGCTCCAGCACTTCGGCCGCCGTCTTGCCGATGGGATCGGCGTCCTTGAAGCGCCGTTCCACCACAGGCTTGGCGCGGCGCGCATAAAGCGCCGGCTGCAGCGTCGCCACATTGGACCAAAAGATATTGATGCGCCGCTCGCCGTCATCGGAAGACGCGGCATTGCGGCGCTCGTCACGATACCGGCGCAGGCAGCGGCGGGCCGTGTCATACCAATCGTGGCACCATTTGTCGGCCTGCTCGATCTCGATCAGCCAACGGCGGTATTTGCCGGCGGGCGTATCGTAATCTAGGTCATCGGGTTCGTGCGACATTACGCGAAAACCCTCCGAGGTGTGGCAGGTGAGATGCGGCTGGCACGGAACGGTGCCGGCACTTCACCGGACCAGGCCGCGTTAACATGAAAGCCGGTCAGCAAAACCGGCAATTTGATCACGATGCCCAGCGCGTTGAACTCGGCCGGGTCATGCAGCGCGCCAATCACATCCAGCGCCACGGTTTCAGGTGGGGCGATCTGCCCATTCTCACGCGGCAAGCCTGCCGCATCATACGCCGCGTCAAACGCCGCGCGATTGGCGAAGCGGTGATAGGTATAAGTCCAGGTCATGCGGTGAGCGCCTGAAGCGTGGCGTTGGAAAGGCGCGTTGGGTAATAGGTAAGGCGGCTGATCCAGCCAAAATGAAAACTAGCCGAGACATAACGGCCAATCCGCAACACTGTAACAGTTGGCAACGTGCCTGTTGCACCGCTAGAGACTGTGCCCCCGTTCAAGCATCCAGCAAAATCGGCGGCGCGATAAGCTAATGCTTTTTTACTAACAGCAAGCGGAGTGTCAAAACCAGCTCCAACAACGGGTTGGAATTGAACAACGGTATTATCAACAACCGTCACCACTCGGTTAGAACCAGCATTATGAAGGCTGAATGCTTCATTCGTCGTTCCGTCATTAAACGACAATTCATATTGATTGGCGCCTAGAAAGGGCCGCGAATACTCAGCAATAATGGTTCCCTCGGAATCATTAAACCAAGGCGTCAATGTGTTAATCGTGGAAAAATCCGCCGCACGTGCCACCGATGCCGCCACAGTTATGATTGGGCTTGACACAATCGCCGCGACCTCACATTGGGCCACATCTACCGCGATCACATCGCCATTAGTGCCAAGCCGGAAGCCAATCACCGGGTTTGCCACCGTAGCGGCTGGCACGTTGAAGCGTTGCCACGCAGCGGTTAGCGTGATGGCTGTCCAAGTCACGCCGTTGTCTTGCGTGATCTCCACCGTGCCGCTGCCGTTAAGGCGCCTAGCAAAGAAGCTGCTCACATGCGTAGCGCTTGCCGAAGTAATGGTTTGCAACGCCGTGCCGTTGCCAGCCGTGGCGGTCAGGCGCGATGCACTATTGGCCGCGCCGTCAATGCCGGTGACGTTCAACGCGGCGGTGATATTGGTCTTGGACCATGCGGCTTGCGTAAAATCGCGCGAATACAGCGCAATGTTTGAACTGCCGCCCTCAATCAATAACCCGCGCGCCTGAAGCGTAGCAGGGTTATAGTCAAAGCGCGGCTCGTTCGTGCTGGCCTGCACCAGATTGCCGGCGCTGTCGAAATACCACGCGGCAGACGCCCGCGTGAAGCTAATCCGCGGGTCAAGCGCACCAGACCTAAAATCAAACGCAATGCCGCCAGCGCTGCCGCCAGCCCGCAACCGCGTGTTGATGCGTTGGAACAAGTTAGCGCCCCTGGCCCGCCGTGACACACAGCGTGGTGGTCTGCCCCGTCGCGCAGATGGCCGCGATCTGCGCCACACCTGGCGCCTTGCTCACCACCTTGGACTGCCCGGCGCCAATCGGATAACCCGCCGTGGTGGCAGACGCGCCAAAGGCAATGAAGCAGGTCAGCGTGCCAAGGTTCTGCACCTCAATCACGGAAGCCTGCGCCCCCGCTGTGCCAAAGGTTGCGCTGCTGCTGGCGTCCGTCACGGCAAGCGTGAGCGTCTCGCCCGGCGAGAATGGCGCAGTCATAGACATGGCTTGAACTCCATCACCACCGCTCAGCGCGCGGTGCAGTTTTCCAAAGATCGTTGAAGGTGGCGCTATTGCTCGCGCCCACCGATACAATCGCGCCCGGCTGCTGCACGGGCTTTTGCCGCACCCATGGGCGGCTCATGCAGGCGTAGCGCGCCTCATCTGGCGCGTGGTCTTCGCCATCGCTGTCCACGTCTTCCGGCCGATCCGGATCGTGCTGCAACGCCGGTAGCGTGCGGATCAGGTCGCGGCATGTTGAAAAGATCAACACGCCCGGCCCGGTTTCATCACCGCGCAGCCTGGCCCGCACTTGATCCCACCCGCCAAGCGCGCCTTGCCGCGACACGCGGGCGTTATCCGCCGGGCGGAAGAACACCTTGGCCGCGCGCGCCATGCGCTCGGCAATCGATGGCCCACCATCGCTGGCAAAGATGGCCGGATCAGCCACGCCATGCAGGCCATTCTCAGGCTTAGGGTCGCCCGCCTCACGCTGCACGATACCCGCCGCCACTTCCTCGGCCGTCATGCGCAGGCCTTCATTGGGCTTGCCGGTGCTGCCATACCATTCGCGGTAGCGCACCAGCGCACCACGCGGGATGTCCTGCAGCTCGCCGTCAGACACCGCCCACCAACCCACGCTAAAAGGCCGGGCGCTGCCCCAATCCAAAGACCGGAAGCGAAACCAATGCTCGGACAATTCACGCGGCGCGATCACATGCCGGCCCATATCAAACTCGGGGAAGAACGCCCCGGCAATGACGTTCCAATCGCCCTCAAGCCAAGCCCGCACCAATTCCGGCGCACCGCTCGCCCGCAGCCGAGCCACATAATCCGCGCCCAAGTGCCGGTTATCGCCAACGCGTGACGGGATATAAACCCGCTCTAGGCCGCTCACGTCGTCCTTCATGACGCGCCAACCCATCGGCTCGGGGTCAATGTAGCGCGCCCGCACCCATTGGTGGCCAGGCCCGCCGGGGTTGCCCGTCAAGCGTATGCGGCACGGGACACCAGAACCGGAGCGCAACGTGGCAAACAGCTTCAGGATCGGCGCCGGGCTTGGGAAATTGCCCGCTTCCTCGACATAGACCCGCGTATAGCTGTGGCCCTGATAGCTTTCGGCGTCCGCGTCGCGTTCCAAATAGGCGAAAGTCAGTCTTGCCCCGCCGGGCATGACGCAGCGCATGGGCACCGCAGTGAACTGCGCCCCCAATGGCGTGAACAGCGCCCGCGCGCGCTCAAATGTCTCTTGCAACTCTGTCCGCGTGCGGCGGACCATCAGGCCGATGGCTTGCTTGCCGTAGCGGTCCGCGTGAACGGCCCATTCGCCCAACATGCCGTCAGTCTTGCCGCCGCCGCGCGCCCCGCCGAAGAAAACCTCAAAGACCGGGCAGGTGATCAGCGCCGTTTGCGGGCCTGCCTGGGGGCGCCAGACTATGTTTGGGGCTGGTGCTGCTTCGCCCATGCTTCGGCGTCCTCTGCCTCTGCTGGCGCCATGATGACGTAACCTAGCCGCTCGCCATTGGTGGTGACGTCCGTCTTGCTCTCAGGCGGCGCGATCCGGTCCAACAAATCCTTGGCCGCCGCATGCCCTTGCGGGTGCAGCGGGTCCAAGGCGCGCGTGAATTGCGCGGCAAGGATTTCTTCCTTGCGGGCGGCGATCTGCGCCTTGATTTCGGCGGCCACTTCCTTGCCGGCGGATTTCGCTTCGGGTGCGGGCTGATTGTCTGCGGTGAACGCTTTGGCC